GGTTCAGGAGATTGGCGAACGACTCGACGATTGATCTTTTTGCGTTTGATAGGTTTTCGTGTGTTCGCCATAATTAAAATTATCGCTTACTGATTAAGACAAACAGATCATCGACACGCTGTTCAAGCCTTGTAATTTGATCCTTGATCGAACTTCCAGAATTAGGTTTCAATTCTTGTAAGTAGGATTTAATAACCCAACGCAGACCCAGTAACAAACTTGTAGATACGGCGGTTACGCCAACGGCGATACCAACCCATTCGTTGGCTGTCATTTCGCATTAAGTCCATAATCAGCTTCTCCGCCAGACTTTGGATCTAATGCCTTAGCAATAGGTGCAACCAATGCTCCAGCAAGGATTGCAAACTCTGGTCGGATGTCAGCAACAATTGCCAACAAGACAGTTATACCGGAAGCAGCCACAGCTCTTAAATATGACTTAATTGCTGCCTTGTGTTTATTTGATAGTTTCATGCTTTGCCTCCTAGTAGTGGGATGTTAAAAAACTCTCCAGTTTGTTTTGGGTGAAAACTAATGTGAATGTGCTTGGTGTGTGGATTGATGCCCTTGTATTTACGCCAACGCCAATTTAAGAGTTTGCTGGCAATATGATGATTATGTATTACATATTTGATTCGTTTATCTGTTTTGCCAGCAAGTCGAATCTGATCGGCAAGGTAAGCAGACATGCCCTCGGCTTGACCTAAATCAGCTGTAATGTCAATGGCACAAACCTCACCCGAAGGCAAGGCGTTGTGATCCGATTTTACTTTTTGATGCCTAGCGTCTGAAATCCAACCATCCGATTTCCTAGACCTATCGGCAAAACTGTCATCGATCTGCTCACGCAGTTGAACAGCTGCTTTAGATAGGTAGGGTTTCATCGGCACAATTCCTCAAAATTATGCTAAGCCGAGAGCCTGTAAATCCTCAATAGTTAAGCCAAGAACAGCAAGCTTAGCCTGTGCTTCTGCTTTGGCATTTGCTTGATCAATTACTGCCTGTGCTTCATCGGCTTTTACCTGCTGAATAGCATCATCAATCTCGGCTTGCGTAGGTGCTTCACCTTCAAGCACATCCCACTTAATTGTTGAATAATCATTGTTATCCATTGAAAATTGAGCAGTGGGTCTAAGTTTGAAAATTGCTTCAATCAAATAATTTTTCATTACGCACCAATTTCTAAAAGTGTAATTGTTGATGGAGCATCACCATATTGATAATCTATTGCTGCCGAATTGGTAGTCAATTCAACCTTTGCTTGAACTTTATATGTAGTTGCCGAAGTTGTTGCAGGATTATCCAAATAAGTTATTGAATAATTTCCACCTAAATCAACTCTCGTAGGTAAGGAAGAGGCTTCTACTGAAAGATGAGCAAACTTGTAATCTCCAAAATCTGCAATACTTGTAGCACCCCTTTGTAATCTTGCGCCTGTATAAAGACCATTAGCATTTCTTGTCAATCTGAAACACGCTGATACTAAAACCAAAATTTTAGAAGTTGCGGATGTTGGTGTAATTGTGGCGGTAATATTTGTGTCAGTTTGTGTCGTAGTCGCAATGTTTTTTAAGGTTGTTGTAGTTGCTGAAACAACCTGCAAGACTTTGCCACCACCACCAGCAGGAGTTGCCCATTTAAGTCCAGTTGTTTCTGCGCTGTCTGCTGTTAAAACTGTTCCATTAGCACCAACTGCCAAACGAGCAAAAGTGTCTGCGCCAGTTCCACCAATTAAATCACCTTTAGCATCTATTGCTGTTGCCATTGAGTTTGTGACAGTTACTGTGCCAGAAGTGCCACCACCACTAATTCCAGTTCCAGCGGTAACGCCTTCAATGTCACCCGTTGTTGGTGTTGCCCAAGATGGCACGCCAGCAGCAACAGTTAAAACTTGACCAGTTGTTCCAATTCCAAGTCTTGTGTTTGTGTTGGCTGTTGCTGATCTATAAGCAATGTCGCCAGTTGTTGTTTCCGGATTTAAATTTTTAGTTGTTGTATCAATAGATGAACCAAGCGTGCGAATAGCAGCTGCGCCATCCTTAACCAGATCGGTGTCGTCCGGTGTTTCCCAATTATAGTTCGTAGTGTTTGCCATATTAGGCTACTGCTCCAATCGCATTTTCCCATGTTAGTATAGCGGATAAAGTGTTCCATGCCTCTGAGGCTGATACTTGCTCCCATTGAACTGCAACTTGAGAGAATTCGATCGGGCTCAGATTTATGGTTAAAAATAATTCGTTGAATCTAGTGCTCCAACGCCAACCTTCCACATAACCCTCAAACTGTCCTGATGGGGCTATCTGAACCGGCAAGTCTGTTATTCGCATTGGCTGACCAATAAAGATCCCAAGCAAGGCATCTCGGTCTGCATCATCAATGGCTGAGTTGGTCAATGGAAATGTAATGCTGTCAAACAAGGCTCTTGGATAGGATCTAAGCGAAATAAAGCGATTAGCCACAGCTTGAGCATCGGTGGCATCATGCAAAACTGTATTGATCGTTTCGCCTCGATAACCAAAGGTTGCAATGCTGTCTAAATCAATTGCGCTTTTCTGTGAACCAAAATTATTGCCATAGTTAAGAATTATGTCATTGCGAACATCCGCACCCCTAGTCAAAACCTTTAATCCTGCTCCAAAGGCTGTGTTTGCTGAAATCTCTGTGTAGCCATTGTTGGCAAGATAATTCTGTCTGTGTAAAGCATCGGCATATCCAATGCGACCTTCGTTGTCCTCATACAAGACACCAAATGCGCTATCAGCAATAAGACTTGCAATGTTATAGACAGTATCCGGATCTGATCCTCTTGCTATGATTTCATAAACTCCAGGACGATCGATCTCGCCAAGTCCTAGATTTTCAGCATTTGCCCAAGTAATTGTTGGGTCATATCCTGCCCATGTTTCAGCTGCTGGAACTTCATTCCAATTGTTTAGAAATAAATCAGCAAGCAATTCATAAATTTGGTCGCCATCATCATCTCGAGCCAATGTGCCGTCATAAATAACTTTCGGCAATTTAGCCAATGAACCTAAAGCAATGATCGTATAAGTAAAGGTTTCTGCGATGCTACTAGCTGATGCAACCTCGGTTGTGATATCTGTAATGTTGCCACCAAATAAAGTCACAAACGCATTGGTGCTGTCTTTTACCTGTAAGGCTATTCCATCATTAACTTGTAAATTATAGTTTTCATTGTTTAAAGCCACAATTGTGATCTGAATATAAGATGGCGTTGGTTGGGCATAAATATCCTCACGCCCTGCTTGATGAGCAATATCAGAGATCGCAACATTAGTGTATTCCACACCATTGATGCTCAGCTTATATTCAGGCGTAAAAACTGACATTATCTCGCTCTAGTGATGCCGCTGTTATAGAGCTGTGGAACTGATCTTGATGAACTCTGATTAATGACCTTAGCAACTGCTCTAGCAGCACCCTCAGAATCTACGGCTTGAACTGTAATGTTATTTACTGTTGTGCCAGCCCTTGCAGCACCTGATGCCAATTGAGCAGCTGTAGCAGTTTGAGCAGCAGCGGTTGCACCTGATGATGCAGCAGTTGATACTCCTGCACTTGCACCTACTTGGCTAATGTTTGGCAAAACAGGAATTGCATTGTAAGCACTAATCAATCTATTAATTCCTGAAATAGCGTTATCAACAGCTGTTTGAATTGCAGATATAACTTTGCCAATAATATCAACAATTCCACCTGCAATAACTCCAATAGTCTTTAAGGCTGCCCCTAAGCCAGTAACTAAAACAGGAATGATGACATCAGTTATGAATCGACCAAATGCATCAAATGCTTCTTGGTTGTCTTTAATGGCTTGCTTAATTGGATCAAAGTATGCAGCAAACTCTTGCAATCTAGGGACTACCTGATTAACAATAAGATCAACAAATTTTTCAACAAATGGAAGTAATCGATAACCAATTTCCTCTTGCGCTTCGGCAAAGGCTTGCTTTAATCGATCAATTCTGCCTTGGAATGTTTCAGCGTTTGCAGCTGCTGCGCCACCATAAAGATTGGTCAATGCCTTTGTAGTTTCGGTAAAGTCCATTGCCTTCAAATCGGCTTGGCTTAAACCGATTCCTAATCTAGCAAGTCTTGTATCTTGTCCTTCGTAGGCTTTTGATAATGCTTCAACAACTGTGCCAAGCTCTTTCCCAGTTCCCTTTGATACATCAATTGCAAGGGTAAGCAGTTTTTGAGATTGGGTTACATCCTTAGTTGAAACAGACAATCTCTGGAATGATGCTCTCAATTCATTGTCGGTTATACCTGTGGCTAATTGTGTTTGTGTTATGTAATCCTCAGTTGCCTTTATTTGGGCATTTGTAGCCCCTGTGGCACTCTTTAGGGCAGCAGCCAACCTTAACTGTGCCTGTTCATCCTCGATCGCTGATTTGACCCCATCAACGGCTAATTTGACCCCATAGGCAGCAGCAGCTGCAGCAGCAACCGCAAAAGCAGCAGCAGCCTTTTTTCCAAATTCTGCAATTTTGCTTGCATTGGTTTCAACCGCTTTGTCAGCTTCGCCTAACTTCTTTTTTAAATCATCAACATCGGCAAGAATTGATAACTTTAAGGTGCGATTACCGGTTGCCATTAGACCCATTCCTTAATAATGCGATTAAAACTTGCTTCCCATTTGTTAATCAATTCAGGCTGAATTCTGCGAAGGGTTGGATAAATGAACCATCCTCGAGATCCACGACCTTGCCGTCCCGAATAACTAGGAAACTGTTTGAATTTATTTGAACCAAACTCAATGCCACCCCATAGGGTTTGCGTAGTAGCACCACCTGAAAACTTTTGTCTTGCGAATCCATAACGGAATTCACCAATTTTGCTTGACTTTGAGATGCTAACTCCGTCCGCAACTCTTTGCGCAACCTTGCCCGATTTTTCTCTGCCTCTAGCTGCTGACTTAATTTCCTCTGATGCAAAATACGCCAAAGCAGCAGATTGAGTTCTTGCTTCCTCTGTTGCTTGGTCGTCCATAAGTTTGAAAGCCTTGTAAATATCACGCAGATCGGATTTGTTGTAGGCGATTGTTTCATTTGCCATTCCTTCGCTCCAATATCTCGATCGCTGTTAAAATGTCCTCTGCTTCAACCCATTCGCTCATTGGTATTTGAGTGCTTATCGCTAACTCAACCAATAATCGATTTAGGCTTCCTTCTGGATGACTTTTGGGTCTGCATCACCGACTATCACATCAGCGACAGTTTCCATCCAAATATCCATTGATTTGACGGGTTGTGATCCACCAAGTTCTCGCTTATGTGCATGATAAGCCAAAAACATAAGATCCCAAATACCCAACTTCTCAGATATTTGACCAATAATGTTTCCCGTCTGTTTCTCCCATTTCGCAAACTCAGGCGGTTGTGCAATGTATGTTGCTTGGTCGCCTGAGTTATATTCAATTGTAATTGGTAACTTCATTTGTTTGCTCCCGTTTTATTTTTTAACTAAAGGTTTCGGTTACTGCGCCCTTAGATACTGTGAATGTGAATGATACTGTCTGAGCATCAACA